CTGACGGCTGGCGTCGACGTCTCGGGCGACCGCCTCTATTACGTCATCCGCGGCTGGGGGCGACGGCAGGAAAGCTGGCTTATCCAATACGGTCAGCTAATGGGCCGTACGGCAGAACCGAAAGTCTGGGATGATCTCTCGGAACTACTGCTCGATGACTATGGCGGGTTCCATATCCGTCAGGCCTTCATCGACAGCGGCTTCCGACCCGGGAAGAAGACGGACGTCCCGGTGAACCGGGTCTATGAGTTCTGCCGCCAGCACGCCCGGATCGCGATGCCGAGCAAGGGTTACGACACGCGGCAGCGCCCGTATTCACTGAGCCGGATCGACGTCAACGTGAAGGGCGGGAAGGCGAAGGTCGGCATTGACCTCGCGTTGCTGGACAGCGATTACATGAAGTCGTTCGTCCACCTTCGGGTGCGGCCGGGCGAGGGCATGGCGTCGCTCTGGCACCTTCCCGAGGACGTCTCTGAGGCCTACTGCCGGATGATCGTCTCGGAGGCGCGAGTGAAGAAGCCGTCCGGCGGGTTCCAGTGGGTCCCGCGGACGCGCGTCAATCACTTTCTGGACTGCGAGGCGTTGGCTTACGCGGCCGCCTACCGGCTAGGCATCTACAAGCTTCGCGACACCGACGCACCGCCGGCGCCAGCCGACGGCGCGAGACCCGAACAACCGGCGCCGACCGCGCCGGCGGAGACGCCACGAGCACGTCGCCCGCCGGCGCGCCGCGTTCACGTTTCCAGCTACGTGTGAAGGACCTTTGCCGATGGCCGATCTCCAGCAACTGACGACGTGGCTCGGTAAGCTTCGCGCCGCCCGCGCGACGGGTCTCCGGTCCGTCCGTCATGGCGATCGGGAAATGACCTATCGGTCCGACGATGACCTCGCGAAAGCGATCCGCGATCTCGAAAACCAGATCGCCGGCGAGACTGGCACGCGCCGGTCCCGCCGGCGCCTCACGACCACGTCGAAGGGGCTCTGAGCATGTCGGTGATGAGCGGCATCGGCCGCGGCTTTCGCAGCTTCCTCGGCGGGTTCGAGGCGGCGCTAAGCAATCGACGGCTGCGCGGGTTCATGCCTAGCCGGTCGCACGTCAACACCCTCATGGCAGCGGCGGGCGCCGATATCGTCGCCCGGTCCCGGCACCTTGTCCGGAACAACGGCTACGCGAACAACGCCGTCGAGGCCTACGTGGGGAACGTCGTCGGGGCGGGCATCGTCCCGACGTTCATGGTGCCGAGCAAGGCGGCGAAGAAGTCGATCGGCGAGGCGTGGGAGGAGTTCGCCGAGACGTGCGACAGCGACGGCTCGACGGACTTCTACGGTGTCCAGCGCCGCGTGGCCCGCGAGGTCTATGTCGGCGGCGAGGCGTTCGTCATCATGCGCGCGCTGCCGCGTTCCAGCGGTCTCGCGGCGCCCCTGCGGTTGCAGGTGCTGTCGAGCGAAATGCTGCCGTACCACAAAACGGAGTTCACCGGCGCGGCGCCGGGCTCGGCGATCCGGCAGGGCATCGAGTTCAACGCGGCGGGCGAGCGCGTCGCCTACCACTTTTGGCGCCGCCACCCGGGCGATATCTCTGAGCCGCTCGGCGCTGGCGCGGACACGGTCCGCATCCCGGCCGATCAAGTCCTGCACATTCGCGACACGACGGAAGCCGGGCAGCTTCGCGGCGTGAGCCGGTTCGCGCCGGCGATCGTCAAGCTGTTCTGCCTCGACGCCTACGATGACGCCGAACTCGACCGGAAGAAGGTCGCGGCGATGCACGCGCTGTTCGTCACGACGCCTGATCCGGAGTTCTCGCTTGCCGACGAGATCGACGGCGACGGGGCCCTGCCGGTCGACCGCACGATTGACTTGCAGCCGGGCGCCGTCGTGCTGCTGGAACCGGGCGAGCAGGTCACGACGTCGTCGCCGGCGGATAGCGGCCGGACCTACGAGCCGTTCCAGTACCGGACCCTGTTGCAGGTGTCGGCCGCGCTCGGCATCCCGTACGCGATCCTGACGAACGACGTCGCGCGGGCGAACTACTCGAACACCCGGTCGGCGTTGCTTGAGTTCCGCCGGCGCGTCGAGGCCTTGCAGCACCTAATCATCGTGCCGCAATTCTGTCAGCCGGTGTTCCGCCGCTTCCTCGAAGCCGCGGACTTCGCGGGGTCGATCCGGCTGCCGGCCGACAACCGCCGCCTGCGCGACTATCGCCGCGTCATGTGGCTGCCGCCGCGCTGGGAGTGGGTCGACCCGCTAAAGGACGTCAACGCGGAAATCCGCGAGATCGAAGCCGGGTTGAAGTCGCGGACGCGAGCCATCGCGGAACGCGGCTATGACGCAGAGCAGGTCGACGACGAGATCGCTGCCGACCGCGAGCGCGAGAAGAAGCTCGGCCTGTCGTTCGATACCCGGCCGAACGCCGCGAAGATCGGGCACAACGGCGGGCCGGCGCTGGAAGACGAAGATGATCCGCCGCCGGCGCCGCCGCCGCCGGACGAGGAGGACGAACCGTGACGGACATTCCATTCCACCGGATCGCCGCGGCGTTCTACAACCGCCCGCTGTTGCTCGCGCCCGACGCTGGCGCGAACATCGCGGGCTTCCTCGCCGGTCGGATGCGCGCCGGCGGGGGCGGGGGTAGCCGCGAAATGGCGGGCGAGACCATCGAGGTCTTCCGCGCTCGCGAGAACCCGGATGGCACGATGGAGGCGCACTCGCCGCGCGTCTCGCGGTTCCACGGCTCCACGCCGATCGGCGCCGACGGCCGGCCGCTGCCGTTCCGCCGGACTGAGAACGGCGTGGCGATTATCTCGATCATCGGCGAACTCGTGAACCGCGGCGCGTACATCGGCGCGTCGTCGGGGCTCGTGTCCTATGAGGGCATCCGCCACCAGTTGCGCGCGGCTGGCGCCGACCCGCTCACCCGGGCCGTGATCCTCGACCTCGAAAGTCCGGGCGGCGAGGCCGTGGGGGCGTTCGAGGTCGCGGCGACGGTTCGGGAACTCGCGGCCATCAAGCCGGTCGTGGCGCTCGTCGACGGTCTCGCGGCGTCTGGCGGCTACGCAATCGCGAGCGGGGCGACCCGCATCATCACGATCCCGACCGGACAGGTCGGGTCGATCGGCGTGCTGTGGGTCCACTATGACCTCAGTGCCGCGTTGGAGGACGACGGCGTGAAGCCCACCCTGTTGTTCGCCGGCGCCCACAAGGTCGATGGCAACCCGTTTGAGCCGCTACCGGACGACGTCCGGAAGAGCCGACAGGCGAGCATCGACGCCTTCTACCAGCAGTTCGTCGAGACCGTCGCGGCCGGCCGTGGCCGACGCCTGTCCGTCGAAGCGGCGCGCGGCACTCAGGCGCGCGTCTACACCGGGACGGAAGCCGTCCGGGTCGGCCTCGCCGATGCCGTCGGATCGTTCGAAGACGTCCTATCGGAACTCTCCCGCCCCGCCGCGTCGACGACCGGCCGCGCGGGCTATTCCGCCAACGCTCAGGATGGAGCCACCAAGGCCATGACGACCAACACCACCACCCCCGCGACCGTCGAGACCCCCGACGTTAACCCCATCGCGACCTCGATCCCCGACGCTGGCGCGGCGAAGAAGCCGAACGCCGCCGAGGGCGAGGACGACGAGGGCGAGGACAAGATGAAGAAGGGCGAGAAGGCCGCGACCTCCGGCGCCCCGCCGGTCGCCAGCGCCGAAACCCCGGCCGCTCCGCCGGTCGCGCCGCCGGTCACCAGCGCCGCGCCGCCCGCCCTCGACCCGATCGCCATCGTGTCCGAGCGCGCCGCCGCGTTCGTGAACGTCTCCGAGCGCGCGAAGGCGATGGGTATCTCGATCGACGTCGGCGCCGCCCTCAAGGCAGGGATGACGGTCACGGACGTGAAGGCCGCGGCGTGGGACTGCCTCGCCGCCCGGGACGCCGCGAACGTCGTCGTCAGCACCCCGCCGCCCGCCGCCAACGTCGGCGGCGCGAAGCCCTCCGGACTGGTCGCCGCCGCGAAGGCGCAGGCCGCGAAGACCCGGCCGAACGCCTGAGGCGCTCGGTTCCACCACCCCTCCCAGACTGACGGAGATCGACTATGCCCACCCCTCTGACCATGAACCCGACGCTCGGCGACCTCCTCAAGTATGAGGACAACCCGAACGTCACGCGCGAGGTCGGCACGCTGCTGCAGAGCGGCGCCCACCTGCTCGGCACCGTCCTCGGCGGGAAGCGCGTCGGCGGTACCGTCGCGGTCGCGGCGGGCGTTCTCGCCGCTGGCGCGGCCGGCAACGGCACCCTGACGCTGAACGCGACCCCGCACACCGACGAAGTGAAGGAAGGCGTCTACTCGGTGAACTTCAAGTCCGCCACGAAGGCGGACGTCGAGGACCCGGACGGCGTCATCATCGGCACCGCGACCGTCGGCAGTGAGTTCTCGAAGCACATCGTCTTCACGCTCGCGGCCGGCGGCAACGCCTTCGCGGCCGGCGACCGCTGGACCGTCGCGGTGTCGATCGCCGGCGGTCTCGGCGGACTGGAGCCGTGGGACCCCGCCGAGGCGGACGGCGTCGAGAACGTCGCCGGCGTGCTGCTGTTCGACACCGACGCAACGGACGCCGATCAGCAGGTCGTCTACCTCGCCCGCGGCCCGGCGATCGTCGCGAAGGATCGGCTGATCTTCGTCGACGGCACCACGGCGGCGCAGAAGGCCGACGCCTACGCGGCCCTGTCGAAGGTCGGCATCACCCCGCGTGACACCGCCTGAACGAACAACGCCTACCCTCGCAAGAGGTCCGGAAGATACCGAGCGGGTCGCCATAGTGGCGGCCCGTTTTTCTTGAGCCGCCGCGCGGCGCAATCCGAGGAACTACACGATGACTACGATGGTCAACCCCTTCGACGCCGGCGGCTATACCCTCGCCGAAATGACGTCGGCGATCAACGAACTGCCGAACATCTACACCCGCCTCGCCGATATCGGCCTGTTCCGCTTCGAAGGCGTGACGCAGCGGACCGTCCTCATCGAGCAGGCGAAGGGCGTCCTGAACCTGCTGCCGAGCGTCCCGCTGGGCGGTCCCGCCACGGTGGCGAACCGCGAGGGCCGCGTGCTGCGCGCCTTCGTGCTGCCGTGGGTCCCGCACGATGACGTCATCGTCCCGCAGGACATTCAGGGCATCCGCCAGTTCGGCTCCACCGACGCCGCCGACCCGCTCCTGTCGGTGATGATGCGCAAGCTGACCCGGATGCGCCAGAAGCACGCGCAGACGCGCGAGTTCATGGAGATCAACGCGCTCCGCGGCATCGTCCGCGATGGCGCCGGCACGACCCTCTACAACTATTTCACCGAGTTCGGCATCTCGCAGATCAGCGTCGCGATGGCGCTGGGCACCGATGCCACCAAGGTCTCGGCGAAGGTTCGCGAGGTCTCCCGCAACATCGAGGACAATCTCCTCGGCGAGACCTCGACGGGCGTTCACGCGCTGGTCGGGCCCGGGTTCTTCGACAAGCTGATCGAGCACCCGAACGTGAAGGAGGCCTACAAGTATTACCAGTCGGGCGCGCAGCCGCTTCGCGAGGACATGCGCCGCATGTTCCCGTTCGGCGGCATCGTGTTCGAGGAATACAACGCCACCGTCACGCTGTCGGACGGCACGACCGAGCGTCTGATCCCCGACACCGAGGGCGTCGCCTTCCCGATGGGCACGATGGACACCTTCGTGACCTACGGCGGCCCGGCGAACCTCATGGAGACCGTCAACACGATCGGCGTGCCGATCTATGCGCGTCAGCTCACCCGCGTCGACGGCACCGGCATCGACCTCAAGACGGAGGCGAGCCCGCTGCCGATCAACAAGCGGCCGCGCACGGTCATCAAGCTCACCACCAACTGAGACAAGGCGAACGCCATGTCGATCTTTGACGACGCCGAGGACCTTCTCGCCGAGACCCTCGGCGCCGTCTTTGACGAACGGGTTCGGGTCATCCCCCTCGCGGACAGCCGCGTGGTCAAGGGTGGCCCGGACCCGGACCGCGCGCCTTACGAGGCGCGCGCCATCATCGACGAAACGGCGCGTCCGAGCGCGCCAGTAGGCGAGGGGGCGCGAGGCGGCACCCGCGTCGACCACATGGTCGCGGTCGTGGAAATGGTCCTCGATCTCGACCTCGTTCCGACGGGCGCGCTGCCGCCGCGCAAGGGCGACGAGATCATCGCGCTCGATCGCGCCGGCGAACCCGCCTTCCGGGTCGTGAATACCGTCCCGCTCGGCACGCACTGCCTGACGCTCGCGCTGCAAAGGGTCGCGGAATGACGATCGCCCTCATGGCCCTGCAATTCCTTACCGCGAAGATGCTGCGCGGCCAGACGCTCGCCGGCGAGGTCGAGGTATCGCCGATCGACCCGATGCGCGAAGACTTGCAGCGGGTCGCGCGCGGCATCCTCTCGGCGACGATCGGCGACGACGAACGGACGACGGCCGGCCGGGACCTCACGTCCACGGACCGACAGTCCGAACTCGTCGTGCAGGCCGTCCTCCCCGAGAGCATTCGCATCGAGTTCGATGGATCGCCGATCACCCTTGAGGGGCGCGGCGCCGGCGGCGAGGTCGCGATGGCGATGCTCGGCCGGCAGGTTGAACGCGTCATGATGGCTGGGACGTCCGAGGCCGCGCAGTGCTGGCGCGAACTTGTCGTCAGGATCGTGAGCGTGAAGTCGACCGCCTACCTGTTCGAGGTCGAGAAAGGCTTTCGGCTGGTCGCCCGCGAGACCGTCTACAGCCTCGATACGATCGACGACCCCGGGTATGGGGACGACGAACTCTCGCCGCTGTGGGACCGCATCTGCACGTTGCTGGAAGGCGACGACGACTATGCGCCCATCGGGGCGTGGATCAGGTCGGAACTCACCACCCCGACGCCGCTGCCGCACGGCTCCCGCGTCCAGGCGGATCAAGGCCTGACGGAAGCCGGCGCGCGAGCCACCGGGGAGACGGCGTTCCTCGACCATCCCGTCGCTGGCGACGAGGCGGCGCTGCTCTATCAGATCACGCTCGACCCGAACGCGATGGTCGAGACCGCGCCCGACGAGGACCCGTAATGTTCCAAGAGATCGCGCGCCGGATCACCGATCGGCTCACCCGCCTGTCCGATCGCGTCTCGTCGCTTGAGCGGCAGAGCGCGAACGCGGTGCGGGACGGCAAGGTCATGGAAGTCGATCCGGAGAAGCGCCGGGTCCGCTTGCAGGTGGGAGGCACGGACGACGCGCCCCTGCTGTCCCCGTGGGTCCCGTACGTGCAGACCGCCGGCGCGCTCAAGGTCCACACGCCGCCGAGCGTCGGGCAGCAGATGATGATCCTGACGCCCGGCGGCGACGCCCGGCGCGCCCGGGCGCTGCCGTTCACGTGGTCGCAGGACAACCCCGCGCCGTCGGATAGCGGCAGCGAACACGTCCTGACGATCGGCGACGTGCGGATCGAACTTCGCGGCGGGGAACTCGTCGTCAACGTCCCGAGGCTGTTCGTCCAGTCCGGCGGGACGACGTTCGAGGTCACGGGCGGGGGCATCAAGGCGGTCGGCGCCTCGATTGAAACCGAGGGCGAGGCGCTCACGCACAACGGGTCGAATATCGGTTTCGACCACGTCCACACCGAAGTCGAGAAAGGCGGGGACAACACCGGCCCGCCGCTCGCGTAGGAGATCGACATGGACCGCAAGCCTTACCGCGTCACGAGCCTCGTGGACGCGATCACGCGCGTCGCCGGCCGGGTCGTGGCCCCCGGGGACGTCATCAACCTGACGGACGTCGAGGCGAAGTGGGAGAAGTCCCGCCGGCTGATCGAGGACGTTCCGGCCGACCTCCCGCCGGCGCCGCCGATCGAGGTCCGGCTGCCGCCGGCGACGCCGCGGGTCACCCCCCACGTCCCGGCGGGGTTCACCGTCGCCGGCGAGCAGGTCGCCGCGCCCACAGGGAAGCCCGCCCGCGATCCTCTCGACCATGACGGCGACGGTCGGCGCGGCGGATCGCTGCCGCGCGCTGGCGGCCGCCGCAAGGGGCGCTGAGCCATGACGAGTTGCGGGGTCGATCGCCACACCGGCCAGCCGCTGCGCGGATGGCCCCACGTCGCGCAGTCCATCGGCGTGATCCTGTCGACCCGGATCGGCTCGCGCGTCATGCGCCGCGTGTTCGGGTCGGACGTCCCGCAACTGCTCGGCGAGAACCTCACCGAGCGGACCATCCTGCGCTTCGTCACGGCGATCATCGTCGCGATCGAGTTGTGGGAACCGCGGTTCAAGGTGAAGCGCGTCGACGTCGGCGCCAGCAACACCGCTGAACGGCTACGCGCCGGCCGGTTCGCTTTCCGGATCATCGGCGAGTATCGGCCGCGCGGCCACCAAGGCGACCCGACCCCCGAGGGGGGCGAACGGGTCTTCACGTACAACCCGAGTGGAGCACTCACGGCATGACGCGCTTCGTCGCCCTCGACCTATCGCGGCTGCCGCCCCCTCAGGTCATCGAGACCCTCGACTTCGAGGTCATCCGCGCGGAACTCGTCGCGGACTTCAACGCGCGCTGGACCGCCTTGCGGGTCCTCGACCCGGACCTTCCGGATATCGACGTCGGCCGGCTGGAAACCGACCCGATCCTCGCGGTCGCGTTCCAGAACTTTGCCTACCGCGAACTCCTGCTGCGCGCCCGGATCAACGCGGGCGCGCGGGCGGTGCTGCTCGCCTATTCGAGCGGCGCCGATCTCGACAACGTCGCGGCGAACTTCGCGGTCGCGCGCCTCGTCGTCTCGCCGGCGAACGGCGACACGCCCGCCGTCATGGAAAGCGACGCCCGGCTGCGCCGGCGCGTCCAACTGGCGCCCGACGCCTACTCGTGCGCGGGCCCGGCGGACGCCTACGTGTTCTGGGCCCTGACGGCCGTCCCGTCCCTGCGGGACGCGAGCGCGGTTCAGGACGCGCCGGGGTCCGTGGTCGTCACGATCATGAAAACCCTCGCGGACCCGGTGCCGACCGAGGGGCAGATCATCGACGTCGCCGCGACCCTGAACGCGAAGGACGTCCGCCCCCTGACGGACGCGGTCAGCGTCCAGCCGCCCGGGGTCCAGTCGACGACGATTGTCGCCGAGTTGTTCCTTTACCCGGGCCCGGACGCCTCGCCGGTTCTCGCGGACGCGCTTGCGCGGCTTGCGGCGCTGGTCGACGCGAATGGGTACATCGGCCGCGACCTGCGGCTTTCGGCGATCTACGCGGCGCTCCACGTCGCGGGGGTCCAACGCGTCAACCTAATCTCCCCGACCGGCGATATCGTCGTCGGTGAAACCGGGGTCGTGAAGGTGACGTCCACAAGCGTGACGGTCGCCGGGAGGGATACGTGACCGACGTTGCCTCGCTCTTGCCGCCCGACGACGCGACCCCGCTGGAACTCACGATCGAGCAGGCCTCGGCGCCAGCCGCAAGCCTGCCGGTCGAGATCGCCCGGCTGAACCGCGGCGAGACCGCGCCGCTGTCGGCCGTGCCGTTCCTCGCATGGGGGCGGTCGGTTGATCTCTGGTCGGACGACTGGACGGACGGGCAGAAGCGATCCGTCGTGGATCAGTTCTTCGACCTGCATCGCTACAAGGGGACGCTCGGCGGGATCGAGCGGCACGTCGCGCTCACGCCCGGCCGCGTCATCGACGCGGTCGTGCCCCCGCAAGCGTTCTTCCTCGGCGGCAACAACGATGACGAGTTGTGGCGCCGGTGGATGGATCGCCTGCCGGAAATCCGGCTCTACACGCTGCGCGAGCCGGAAACCGATATCGGGCTGTTCGGCTACGACGGCTTGGGCGAGGACTTCGACCTGCCGACCATGTTCCTCGGCGAGGAAACGGCCGACGAGCCGACGTTCTTCTTCTCGGGCGACGTCCCGCTTGAGGTCGCGAAGATCGTCCGCGGCGACACCGAGGAGCCGATCGGGTTCACCCGCGGGCCCGACACCCGGATCGGCCGGACCGGCGAGGTCTACGCGTTCTACTGGTCGCGGCCCGCGGGGTTCGGGTTGTTCGTCGACGACGCCGCCAGCGCCGACCGCTACCTCGACGGCGAGCCGGCCGAGCAGGCTTACGTGGCGATCAACTTCGCCGCCGGGCAGGTGTCGGAAGGCTGGAACCTCGCAGTGCCATCCCCGTACGTTCAGGACGTCACGGCCATCACGCGATCCGTTGGCGTCGAGGATACGGTCGGCATCTATGTCGATGACTTCATCGCCGACAGGTTCTTCGACAGTGAGGACAACGTCCGGGGGACGTATAAGTCAATCCGCGTGATGGACACGGTCGAGGACTTCTTTTCCCCGTCTTCGTTCCTCGATTATGACCGCTTCGAAATGCCCGCCTACAACGCGGAACTCGTGACGATGATCCCGGGATACGGGCCGCCGCGCGATTTCTTCTTTGAGGAGGCGCTTCTCGACGACGTGTTTATCGGGCCGGACACCGACCTGTCCGACGTCCACTTGGTATGCACCGCGGTCGACGTGTCGAAATCGCTGCGAGACCGAGTATTGCTCGACCTCGACGTCAGTACCAAACGCTCCTTCCGCCTCGCGCGGACGTGGGCCGACTTTAGCTTGAGGTAAACGGCCATGCAGAAGAAGGTTTTCGTTCATCCCTATCAGGAGTTCCCGTCGACGGAACTCAACCTCATGCAGGACTATATCCAGCAGGGGATGGATGACGTCGTGCGCGACCTCCTTTTCGACGAAGGGCGGTTCGTTCGGATGCTCGTCACGAAGACTTCCGCGCTGGAAGTCTCGGTCGCCTCCGGGCTGTTCATCCTCGCCGGCGCCGTCTACCCGAAGGCGGCGGCGACGACGCATTCCGTCTCGGCGCTCATCCCGTCCTCGAACTCGCGGATCGTCCTCGTGGTCGTCGCCGGGCAGACGACGCAGACCGACAGTCAGGTTCGCAAGTTCCTGCTGGACGCGACGACGCGCCAGACGCAGCCGCGCCCGGTCGCCACGCGGATCAGCCGCGCGGCCGTCGTGGACCTCATCCCCGGCACCGCCGCCGCGACCCCGGTCCGCCCGCAGGTTCCGGCCGGCTCGATCGTCGTGGCGTCGTTCTCGATCAACGCGTCGGGCATCATCGGCAACCCCGTGATGGAAGCCGCGAACGTCGCGCTGTCGCTCGAAAAGGCGATGGACGCGGTCGCGCTGTTGCAGGCTCAGGATAAGAAGTTCGCGGCCCAGATCGCGACCCTGAGCACCGCGCTCGCCGGCTTGCAGAAGGACGTCAACACGCGCGCGAAAGAGGTCGAGACGAAGCGCATCCTCTCTGACCTTCTCGAACTGCGCGAGCGGCTCGGCGTTCCCGACAACAGCAGCTTCTACGGCATGGACGTCTTCGCGAACGAGGACGAAAGCGACGAGGAGTTTGACGGCTACACCGCCAAGGTCGAGGCGGGCGCCATGCAGCACGGCGACGTCGAGGTCGCGACCGCGATCTCGTCGCTGCTCAACCCGGTCGACCCCAAGGTCGACAAAACGGAGGACGGGTTCATCATCCCGGTGTCGTCGACGGTCGCGCAGATCGAAAGCGACGACACGGACGAGAGCATTTCCATCTCGCAGTACGCGGTCTCGACGATCGTCGGGAAGAAGATGAAGATGACCCGCGTCTGGAAATACTATGGCGGGAAGGCGGGCGACGCCTCGGTGGCGGAGGAACTGAAGAAGAACCCGAAGATCATCGTCCGTGATCCTGAGACCGGGGCGAAGTCTAACATCGACCTCACCGGGTCGTCCTTCTCTCTCAAGCGGTACAGTAAGAATAGCAGCTACTACGAACTCAAGGTGTCCACGCCTTACTGGTCGACCGACGAGGAGACCATCGAGACGACGGGCAGCCGCGTGGCTCAGACGTTCCTCTGCTCGCAGGAGGGCTGGTACAAGCGGATTGACGTCGACTTCACCGACGTCGGCCCGTCGGGCGACGTCCGGATGACGATCTGCCAGCTGACGGGCGCCGGCACGCCGAACCTCGACAAGATCATCACCGAGGTAACGGTGGCCCGCGCGAACCTGATCGTGAAGGGCTGGACGGCGTTCGAGTTCGATCCGTTCTTCCTCGAACGGGGCGAGCGGTACGCGTTCGTGCTGACCACGACGGGCGCGCACTTCATCGGCGTGTCGACGAGCAACGAAGTCGCGAATGGCACCATGCTCGCGTCGACGGACGGCGTGACGTGGGCGACGCAGATCGAGAAGGATATCACCTTCCGGTTGATCGGCTGCCGGTTCGCGTCGACGCGCGTCACCGTCGAGATCGGTTCCGCGACCCTCGCCGGCGGCATGAAGGCCTTGCAGGCCGCGTTCACGGGTTTCGTGCCGGAAGGCACGGACCTCGTGCTTGAGGCTCGCATCGGGTCGTCGTGGCGGACGGTCGGGGAGGAAGACGAAACCGTCTTCGCCTCGCTGCCGACCCTCGTGCCGCTGCGGCTCATCTTCGTCGGTACCCGGTACCTCATGCCGGGCATCAACATCGCGAAGTCGCGGTTGATCGCCAGCCGGCCGCGGACGACGTCCGTCCACGTCTCGACGATCCGCACGCTCGGCGCCGGCACGACGACCGAGGTCGTGGTGACGCAGAACTCGAAGGACTTCGTCGAGGCGAACCACGACTGGACGGTCGCCATCCTGCACGGCGCCGGCTACACGACGGTTGCGGCCCACACGGCCGTGGAGACGAAGCTTGACCGCAAGGACGGCGTCATCACGCGGAAGTGGACGTTCTCCGGCCTGCCGGCGATCAGCAGTTACCGCATCCGGACGACCCTTGTTTCGGTCTCGGCTGCGGATCAGCACAGTGTTACGCAGCGTCTCGATTACGCTGCGTAAAGACAAATGGCGGCCGGAACCGATCCGGCCGCCATCAACCTCTTGGGGAATGCTAGTCCAATGGCGACCTATATCGCGGAATACGAGGAAAAGCTGCGGTCCGTGGACAACGGTGCCACGACTGTCCTCCAGACGTTCATCGACATCTTTAAGAGCGTCGATGCCCGCTTGGCTGGCGTCGAGGGTACCGCGAGCAGCGTTGCCGAATTGCAGCAGACCCTTGTCGCCAGCGGTCTCGCGCTGGTCGCCGAGACGGTCACGCCGCTCCGGCAGCAAATCCTCGCCGCGGCGGACCTCGGCCTCGTCTTCACGGCGCCGAGCGTTTCCCCGGTCGCGATCGGGACCGGCACGAAGACGTTCACCGTCGTCGAGGCGAACCGCGCCACCTTTGCGCCCGCGGCCATGCTGGCGATCGTGGCGAGCGACGAACCCGCCAAGGTCCTGTGGTGCCGGAAGCTGTCGTGGGATCGCGCGAGTGGCGTCCTCGTGGTCGACGTCCTCGTCGCGCAGGGGACCGGAACGGTCTCTAGCTGGACGATCACCACCGGCATGATGGCGTCGATCGCCGGCCACACGGCTTGCGCGCCCGTCGGCCTGCTGGCGGCGACGAACGTTCAGGCTGCGCTCGCGGCGCTGTCGGACGCGCTCGGCAATGACGCGAGCTTCGCCGCGACCGTCGCGGCCGCGCTGGCGGCTCGCTACACCAAGAGCGAGGCCGACACGCTGCTCGCCGGCAAGCTGACCCGCACCGCTGCCGCGGACGCGCTCGCGGCCGTCTCGCCTGAGGGCGACACGATGCCGTTCTTCGCCAGCCCGACCGCGGCGAGCGTTACCCCTCTGCCGGGTTACGCGCGGACGATGATCGCCGCCTCGGTTGATAGTGCCGCGGCTCGCCTCGCGCTCGGCGCTGCCGCGTCGCACAATCCGAGCATCACCGGCAATCTGCGCTTCGGCGTTCGTACGCCGATCGACGCTCGGATCAGCACGTCATTCGTCAGCCCGCGGCGCACGTTCGTCTATGATACCCGCCTCGATAGCGACGGCGGGGCGTGGCGG